GTTCCCGTACCCGTACCCGTCCCCGTCCCCGTCCCCGTGAGTATTTTGAGATTCCTCGAAATTGATTGCTATCCTATTTGCTTCCATGATGACTGATTTACAGTTATAGTGTGAACGACAGTGAGCCAATCAAACTCCACTATCCCCTGACATGGGTCAAGAATTGTTTTGCTTGTAGCTCCATTTACTAATTCGGGTAACCCCTTGGTTGTTCCCCATGTCCTGATGCATGACGCATTGTGTAGTTTACAATCGTTACCGTTTCTTTCAAAGCGGCCTATGTAAACCCATCCACGCTGAAGAACAACGATTTTGATGTCCCCTATAAACTCTTGTTTGGTTTCAGTACCTTTTTTTACGTACTTAATACCGTTTATTTCGATTTCATTTATTGACTGTTCCATTGTATATTAACCCGTCCTTGGCGGGAGTTTTAACTTGGTTATACCCACCTTCTAATAGTGGTTTGCGCGTAGTTCTTGTTTCCGACACTGACAAATGTCGTTTGGTTATTCCAATAATTATCGGGTGTCCAATCTTCCTTCCCGCTTTCTTTTAATGCTTTCTTGCACAACCAAAGCAATTGGTCATTCGTTGGTTTTTCCTTTGGTATTTCAAACCTGAAATTATCTATTTCGAGTTTTTTGTTTACGCGGTCTAAACCAAACAATTGAATCTTGCATGGGGTATGCCCAATCCTTGACAATGCAGATGACAGTTGGTCGGGGGTAAGCGTTATTTCGGCAAATGTAGTTCCTGATTCCCCATCATGTAGAGTTATGGTTACTTGCCTTTCGCCGACTAACAGTGTGATTTTTGCGTCTTTTAGTTCCATATTTGTTTTTTTGGTTGTGAACGATTTGAGTGGTGATTTCGATAGAAATTAGCATGAAAATCGGAACTAATGCAGGCTGATTTCTATGTTGTGTCTTTCTAACATTAGTTTTTGTTTCATGATAAATGTTGCTGTAAGAAGGTACTTATTCTTCTTTTTGGAGAACGGTTTTACATCTTCTACTACCATTATTCCTTGATAGTTTATGTAAACAAAGTCTGCTACATAGGAACACTTCTTTTGTCCTTTTGATTTAGGTATAAGAAGGAATGGTACCTGGAGTAGTAGATACTTGATGTGTCCTGACCGTTGTAGGTTGTATAAATCCTTGTACCTATTCATCTCCTTTATAGAGTCAAAGGTATATCCACCAAATTCACACTTGGTATTTTTATACTTAGATGCCTTTGGAGAATTAGGCAATATTTTACTGTCGGAGATGGTTACTCCTTTAGCTGATCTATCAAGTAGTCCTTTTAGTGAGGTTCTGTTCATATTTTCCTGTATTTTGTTCCGTTTCCTCAATCAGCACTACGTTGGCTGATCTCTGTAACCTACACTGGTTTTATAAGTTTTATATGCTCTTTAGTCCTGTCAAGAAGGTTTTGGTCGGCATCAAAATCCATCCCAATAAACTTCTTAGCAACAATAATATCTTCGATAACTGAAACTACCTTTTCTGACCACATTATATCTTGATCTCTCCCAAATCTTGTTACGTCATCAATTGCTTTCTCGATAGGACTTCGTTTTTTATTCCATTCCTTTTGAATTTCTGACATCATCCATATGCCTGCTTCTATGGTAGCATATGCTTGGAATGATTCAGGACTATCGAACATATTTTTCATGATGGTTTGATTTTATGTGGTTAAAATGTTCCTGTATTTTGTTCCGATTTCCTCAATCAGCTACTCGCTGACCTCGTTAATCTTCACTTAGAATAATGATTCCCGTTTTTGTTTTTCTGCCTCTACAATGCGCTGTTGGCAAATGTCGAAATTCGGTGTTAGCTGATTTTTAAAAATCGTTTCATTTTTTCAACTTGTTCCGCGCTATACTTGGTTTTGCTTTTTGCGATTTGCTCTTTTTCCCATCGTTCGTGGCGGCGAATCATTTTAAAATCTGCGCACCATTCAAATTTTCGTGCTTTCTGTGTCATAATTTTTTATGGTGATTACTACCTTGTTTATTATTAAAATTCTTCGTCTTTGTATGGTAACCGTGGCGTTTGGAAGCCTNTGGGTGGNGNCGGTAAAGTAGGAGGTGGTTCAAAAGCATTAGGTAACGATGGTTCNTATTGTCGCGTGTTCATATTGTAAGTGAATTCAACTGTTCCCATTTTACCGAGCCAAAAATATTTTACCTTTTCAATTATTATTTCTGTTGTCATTTTAACAAAATCGCGATAAACCACGATACCATTAAAAGTCTTATTTTTGAAATGCGCAGAACCCGAAATATTGTAAAGACCGGGTATTTCATATTTGCCATTCACCCGTGGCATTTTTGTCGGGTGCGCAATCAGGAAAATATGTACCCCGTATTTTGTGCAGAAGTTACTAATTTTCGTGAGCGTCTTACTTATGTAGATTGTTTCCGTTTCGCCAGTATGCTGAAACTCAATATAATTCCANGGGTCAATAAGAAACACCTTAATCCCTTTACGTTTTACCAATTCTGCNGCCTTGTTTAAAATGCCATCAATTGTAACGTCTATTTCATTGGTTTTTATGAAAAAAAAGTTATTATGTATGTAATCCAATGACCATGAAAATTCATCAGGATTCATGCGTTCGTGTGGTTGTTGGTCTTTTATTGGATTGAATGACTTGCCTACAATTTTTTCCTGCAATTGAGTTATGTGTATTGCTACATCATTTTCGAATGAACATATCCCCGATTTCCATCCATGTAACTCGCATAGTTTAGCCAAAATAAGATTTACAAATTCTGATTTACCATGTGAGGGAATACCCGTTACTGTTGTCCATTGACCAAGCCTGAATGTTAGNTGTTCGTCAAACGAATTTATCCCTATTCCTACACCTTTTGGATAACCGACATTGTAAAAATCATAAACTTTACTGCCTAAATCGGATAACGAATATACCCCTTCGTGCGGAAATTCGATTGAATGTTTTATAGCTTCCTGAACTGTTTTTTTATTGTATTTGGTAAGTATTTCATTCGCATCCTTGCAATCGGGTAAGTGTGATACTTGCAAACATTTTTCAAACCCAATTCGCCTTGCAAGTTCATTTTTTAATTCAGTTCCTGGTGGATCATTATCTGTGAAAATATATACCTTATCCATAAAATCAAAAATATTCATGTAGTCATCAAGGTATTCTAAGTTCCTTCCCGATGCCCCATTAGGTACTGATACAACCGATTTAAATCCACATTCGTACAACGTCAATGTGTCTATTTCCCCCTCCACGATGCAACACGACTTCTGACCTTTCAGGCTGTCGATGTTGTAGAGAAGCAGTTCGGCATCCTTCGCCATCATGAAGTCTTTTTCGGCTACCGCCCTGAACTTGATGTTGATAAGTTTCCCGTCCCTAAAGTAGTTGAAGCAAATCGCATCGGTGTTATCCTTCCCCTTGGGCATCCATGTGGTGCATCCCGTCACCTTCATGTCGTTCAGAGTTTTCTCGCTTATACCCCTGTTGGCGAACACAGCTATCGCCTGGGGACTTAGATTATCGGTGCGTGGTGTAGGCTTTGTGTAAACCTTTTTTTCTCGCGGTGTATCCTCTGTAAATTCAATTCCGTAATGGTTCGCCAAATATCTGATAGATTCCATGTAGCCCCAATGCTTGTATTTCATCAGGAACTCAATCACATCGCCACCGGCATTACAACCAAAACATTTAAAATAATTGTCCCTGTTATTAAGTTTGAATGATGGCGTATTTTCATCATGGAAGGGGCATTTAGAAACTAAATCCTTTCCCGCACGCTTCATTTGGACATGAAGCGGAATAATATCGAAAACGTGCGCTTTCTGTTTTACTTCCAGTATGATTTCGGGGTTAATCATGGGTTATAGTTGCGGTTGATTAAGTGGGCTAAGTTCTGTATTTTGTTCGGGCAATCTGTTTTCGTCAGTCATCCAAACTGTGTGCATTTTTTGCTTCCATGAAATAACCTTATTCCCTTTTGAATCACACCAATTAGCACAATTGTAATGAGTAAAGGCTCTACGGGCTAACGGTTCGGTAAATCCATTTTCTTTAAAATAGGCAATAACATCAAAAATTGTTGGTGGCGTAAATACTTTACTTTCCTTTACTTTACTTTCCTTTACTTTACTTTCCTTTACTTTACTTTCCTTTACTTTGTCTGCATTACGTAATGGTAACGTAATGCTTTCGTAATGCGTTACATTTTCTGTAAGTGATTGATTTTCACGCCATTGTGCAACCCTCTTTGCATTTTTTTCATTTTTAGATTTATATTTTCCTGCGTAGTTTAGTAATTGTTTGTTGAAAGTTTCACCATTGTTTGATGAAAGTAGCCCGATACTTTCCATAAACTTCCAGCATTTCTCCAACTTTTTACCAACATTTAATTGGGTTTTCAGTACAGAAGTTTTTAGGGGTTTTTCTTGATTTGCAAGCTTTTCTAATGTCGTAAAAAACAGACCAATCCCCTCATAGCCAAATTGCATATACAATTCGGTTATTTTTTCGTCTTGAAACGCATTACAGTCGTGCAGGAAATATTTCATCACAGCTATTTTGAAAGAAAAGAAATTGGGGGGCAGAGAATAGCGACAAACTCAAAAACACGTATGTTATACGCCCCCCAATGTACATTAAATGTTGTTAAGGAAATAACATACTTTTTAATTTTGTCGCTTTGTAAAAGTAGTTATTATTTTCCGATTATCCAAATTTATTTAAACAAATACTGCTGACTGAATTTAGCCATCCAGAGTTCGCGTTTGCACAGTTCGACCAATTCGTTTTTACGCTTAGTAACTGCCGCTGCACGTTTCGGAGTAGAACATTCCATCGCTAATCTTTCGGCTCGAATCAGCCTATGCGTGGCGTACATTATGCGTTCTAATGGGGTGGTCATATCAGTTTGGTAAATAAGTATATAGCTACCATCAGTTATTTAAAAAGTTCACGAGTGCCTGAAATGATGTTTATGACATCTTTAATCCGCATGTTACGTCTGTGTTTGTTAAAGAACGTTGGGTGAAGTCTGTAACGTCTATCCGCTTCGAGTGCCGCGAAATTAGCTTGGCACAGCTTCTTATACCGTTCATCTAAAGTGTTCAGATGTTCCACTACTTCAGGATGTGCATAACGCCATTCGCCGAACAGCAGGACTTCGTTAATTGGGGTATCTGCGTTCATGTTTGATTAGTTTCTTTTGATAAGCAATTGGGCGGCGGATTCAACCGTTTCCGTTAGTAATTGTTTGTCGGCATCAGGAACGCGGAATCTGATAATATTCAGGTTCTTAAACATACCGCCATCCTCAATAAATGGCACTCTATCGCCGATATACCGCAATTTGGGGATCTCGGTTATTATCGGCATGATTGTGAGTAGTTCGGAGCGATATGGCATAAACACAATCAGTTCAGCATAGTCGCAATTGTTGATAACGGAATTACTTACCAACTGCCAATAATATTGTTCCCCCTGTTTATGTTTATTGAACTTGCATGTTTCGTACTCGAATCCGAACCGTATCGCGTTCATGGCATCAATACCCGTCAGCCCGCAAACCAAAGGCATAACAAGCCCATGAAACGAAGCTCTGGTAAAGGGGCATTTAGTGTCAAATACAGCCCTTTCTCCGTTGTTGTTGAATCCATCCGCACTACCTGCCCAATAATCGAATTTAGGGTGTATTGCGGTGATCTGCGATGTATATTCGTATGAGGTAGGAAGTAGTTCATGAACGAAAGGCTCTAAGGCGTTACCCCATTCTGTTGGTACTGCATCTGTTTCGCCCGATATTGGCAAGCCAAATCGGCGTTCCATGTTGCAATCGTAAATGTAGGACAATGCAGGTGCGCCAAAGTCTTTACCATTTTTTGCAAGTGTCATAAGGTCGGCAATGCCTGACGATGTGAAGTTGCCTATGCGAATTTCTAAGTTATTTATTGGCATTAGTTTTATTTTGTGCCGTCCGAATATTAGTTATTCGGACGGCTGTTAAAATTAATTTTCGATTAATCTGTATTCAATTTCTCCTGCGGTTACTATTGCTGTCCTGGCGATGAAATCTGCGGTAAACAGGTCAATAGCTTTGAAGTTCTAAATTTGGATTTTCTGAATTTTGCTAATGGTTATTTGTTTTTAAAAAGTGTTTGCAATTTTTTGAAACTGTTAGATTCTTTTTTGCTGATAATCCGTTGTGCGTCTGTTAACTCTGTGGGCGATAGGCTGTCTGTTTTCAGGTTAAGCAATTCGGACAAATCCTTCCAATCCTCGTCCGTTGGCTTCTCCCCATAAAACTCTTTCGCAAAACTTGACATATCGGCGTTATACTGTACAGCGTCTTTCTGAATTTCACCACCGAAAACGCGACCTATTTTATCGTAAGCGTTTTTTTCTGCGTATGTTGCAGCAGCGGGTGCGGCTTTCATGACTGAATCGTTTTTTATTTTGCTTAAATCCGATGCGCTTGCCCCACTATCAGTTTGAACAGCTACCGCACCAATGCCATCCATGAATAGTTCTTGCCCGGTCAACGGGTGCGTATAATGCAATCTTACCGTTACGCATATCGAATGAAACATTACCGCTTCGCGCAATATTTCTACCTTTACTATTCCGAATATCCGCTTTGCTATAAGGCGTTGTTTGTCGATGGGGATATATTTAAGCAGTTCTGATTTGCCATTTACTTTGACCTTGACAAATTCGTTTTCCTTCACCCAAGATGCCGGCGGTTCAAGGTTGAGCGCGATGTTCAGTACATCATTTTGGGCTGCTTTTTCGATGTCGGTGGTCAATTCTGCCAATGTCGGCGGTTGCCATTTAGCTATTTCGTTTGCCATGATTTGTTAGTTTGGTTATTCATTATCAAAATCAGCCCGTGCATCGTCACGTAAATACTTTTCAAATGCTCGTTCCTGCTGCATCTCATAACGTGCATCATCAATGCGCAATGCTTCGATTGGCATAATATCCACATCAGGAACCGGTTTAAAAATGTCGTTGAACATGGTTTTGATTGACCGGAATTCTTTGGCGGCGTGGCGGCATTCCCAAGCAAATCCGTCATATATGCCGAACATCAGCGAATCGGTGTCGTGGTGGTCGCGCTTGATTTCCATTTCTTCGGCAAGTGCCAGCGTTGTGGCTATACGTGCATCCAGTACGCTGTTAAATAGTGTGATTTTTTCGTTCATAATTTTTGGTTGTTTTATTGTTGTGGAAAATGATTTCTAATACTTTAAGTCCGATTGTGGTGGCTACCATTGCGATGGATAATACCGCCAGTATCTTGAATGAAATCATGGTTCAAGATTTTTTAATTTTTCATTCAAATGATCAAGTTTAAGCTGGTAACCGGGGCGCAGGTCTGCCGGAATGAGGTTGGCATCCATGCGGCGGCTAATCATGCGTATTTCGGTTTCTATGGCAGAACGGAGGCTGATGGATTGACCGCCCTCATTAATCGCTTTCTGCGTCTTTTGGCTGAACGAATACTTTCCCTTGTACATTTTGGAAATTGATTTTGGAATTTTGGAAATTGATTTTGGAATTCTTTTTAGCTTGTTTTGGCTATTTGCTTGCCAGGCGCGTATTTCTCGGCCTCGGATAGAATGGCCTCGGCTAACGGGATGCTACCGATGTTTCCCGCCAGGTAGCGGTTAACGGTGGCAAGAGATACCTCGTTTCGGTATGCCCATCCTGTGCGCTGTGCCTGTGACCAATGAGGCGCAATTGCTTTTAGCCTTTCGGCAATGGTCTGCTTTCGGTTGTTTATCATGGTTATTGAAGTTTGTTAAGAAAGTTTTACCCCTGTGGTGTGAAAGAATGATTTTTTGTTTTTGATTGTTAAATTGTTTAGCAAAAGTACTATACTTTTTGATAAAACAAACAATTTTAAAGATATTTGTTTACATAATTTGTAATCCTTAGTTTTTCAATGAGTTCCGCCTCGGATTTCGTCAATGATTTTGAAACGTTTTTAGCATTTTCTAACGGTTTTCGCCCTGCACCGGGACGCGCACCGCCTGAACCTTGCTTTCGTTTTTTTACTTTCTGTTTTTTCATGTTATTTTTTGTCTTGAGTGAAATTTTGAAAGATGATTTTCGTAGAAAATTAGATTGAAAAATGAAACATAT